ACCACGGCGATACAACATCAGAGTAATCACAACTCCGGCGCAGAGCAGCGCGTTGATAGTTGCTGTTGGGTCATTTAGTACCACCTGAACCTCCCCGGCGCGTTATCAGCGCCACCAGTGAGCCGATGTCCTGCTTGTTCAGGAACGTAAGGATTTGAACGGCTAACGCAGAAGCTATTACGGCACCGATAGCATCCAGAGGCTTCTCGGTGTACCCCGTCCAGGATGTGAGTTTTGAACCCAACAGCCCCGAACAAAGTATGCCGACGATATACGACACGAAGAAGTAGGCCAGGCGACGTAACACACTCAGGTCAGCCGCTGTCGCTATGTAGAATACGGCGCCAGCAAATGCACCAAAAACAACACCGTAGTCAGTTCCGGTCAATAGACCGTAGACACTGGCTCCAGTCAAAGCTAAACCGGCCAGCCCCGTCCCGGAAAATGGATCGGACATCTGTCCCCCCTCATATTGCTGTGAATCCTCTCAGTAAATTTGAGGGGAAATAAAAAAAGGCCACCCAATGGCAGCCTTATTAGATAAGCGTTTATTAATATCGCTTCGCAGCGCTTACTGGTGTTCTTTCTGACCAATCAGGCCTCTCTCCAGCCATGATCGCTCGCTGTTGCGTCGGCGTCACAGACTGGGTGATGTCAGGCATTGGTTTGTAATCAGGTTGTTTAGGTGGGCTTAAAACCAGATCAGAACTACAACCTGACAGCAGAAAAATCGCAAGTAAGGATGAATTAAACTTGAACACTCTATACCCTTCCAATGGGACGAAAGTTTGAAAAATTTGTGGCGCCGGGTGCCTCCCGGTGACTTATCTCTGGTTATCAAAGTCGCGCGCATACCTGCACATAGCAGTTAACCAGACGCCCCACCGCTTAGATGGGATTCACCACATGCATAACTTACTCAGAATATATTCACGCGGTCAATAGTTTATCTGTGTCGGCCAAAAAAAGCCTGCTCGGACAGCAGGCATAGTTGCTAATTTGGCAATAGCTGAGAGAGTGATGCCGGGTGCCTCCCGGTGACTCTCCCCCAGTCAGCAAAGCCGCGCGCATATCTGCAAATAGCAGTTGACTGGAACGCCCTTTCGCTGAGAAAGGATTCACTACAAAAATAAGTTACGACGAATCAATTCGAGCGGTAATGCATCATCGCCGTGTGTACTCTCAGAGTTGAAGGGATAAGAAAACTAGGGTCGCCGGCTCTTTTGTGAAAAGATGGGAAAGATGTGTCTTCCGGATCTTGAAAATGAAACCTCAGGCAAACGTCATGGTTTAAGCATTTGATTTACTTAGCATATTCGCTTACAGCATCCTTCTGGACTACCTATTGGTCGGTTCAAAAAACGGACTTTTAATGTGTTAAGTTCGCATCTAAGTAACAACGCTTATCACATTACATGAAGAATTGCGTACGCGTTAATTTTTTTCTATAGCATTTAATGCTAGATTTGCTTATAGGATGGATACTATGGAACACATGAGGTAAAGTACTGTACAAACAAACAGTACAGAAGGATGTCCTGATGAACAAGTTAGCACGCTTATTATTGACCGCCAGTTCTATTGCACCGGTTTGCGCCACACTTTTCTTTATCGGATACGTAAAAGATTCAATATGGCTAATGCAATATAGCTTATGTGTTGGAATTTTAAGCTGGTTACTTGCTATTGGACTCATAAAATATGCAGAAAATAGGCTTGAACTTCTGACAAAGAATATCAGCTCAGTTTCCCCTGCGAACAAAGAAGTGACAAATTATTTCTTAAGTTACCTGTTTCCTCTTTTAGGAACCGACTCAATAGCAGAAAATAAGGCATACGCTCTATTCTTCTATTTATCATTATTGTTTTACATCAGTTTTTCAGAGAACTATAACTTTAACCCAGTTCTTTCTTTAATTGGTTATAAATTCTACGAAGCAGAAGATGATACCGGCGTTGGGTTTGTTCTAATCTCAAAATCAGTAATCACAGACATTAAAGATATACCATTTACAGTTGTTCAATTAACAGACTACACTTTTCTACATATTAAAGGATAAAAAGCCATGGCACTTTTTGCAGTAATGGATAACACAATAGCAACGAGGATTGTTAGAGTTGAGCTAGATAGAACAGCCAGCTCATCTGTTACAGCTATTTTCCAACAGCAATGCCAACATTTTGAAAGCCATCACAATAATAAAATCCCATTTTATGCTGGATACACCCCAAAATATGATGAGTGCTTTGAAATTCAGAATTTCACAGATTCGGCTAGTTTAGTAGACGCGGTTAGAAGACCGACAGCCATACCAATTTGGGACCCCAACCAAATTGCTATAGATAACATCAAAGCTTTGTTTGTTGGAGTAGTTAATCAAGCTAACTCGAACGTTATAGCACTTCAGCCTTTCAATAAAAAACAGATTTTAGATACATCAAAATCATTTTTCGGTAAATTTGTCGCAAGTAAAACTACATTTAGTAAAGCTGATAGCATTGGCTTTAATGTTGATGATAAACTTGTAGCTGTAATTGACAACAACACTATACACTTCAAAAGTTTTTTCAAACTTAGAAGCATTTTTGATATGACATCTTATTTTTCAGCAGCAACGGACCAAGAACTAACTACATTCAGTCAACTAAGTGTTTTTTCAACACCTCCTGGTTTCGATCTAAAAATAATCGCAGATACTGTTATTAGAAACAAAGTTACCTTAATAAATCAATCAGGAATGTTAACTGCCCAAAACCTATCCTTATTTAAGGTTGAAGCTGCAAAAGTCAACTTTCCTTTACAGACAAATGTAATAAATGGTGTTGAAAAAATCATCATGCCATCTTCTAAGAAAGAAATTAAAGCCTTACTTGATTTTATCGAAGAAGATATATGGGTTTCAGGAATAAGTGGAAGACGCTTTAAGTCAAGCTCAAAGCGTCCAATATAATCATGTGAAGCATGGAACGAAGTTAGTTAAACAAGGGTGCAAACGATGCCTTCTATAAAACCAAATGCTGTTTGCAACTCTTTTCTTATCGTTCCATCCGAACACTTACGCTTTTTTGCTATTGCACGCAGCGAAATACCAATCACGAAGTGAGCTATGATCAGCTCATATTCTTCCGGCTTATATTTTTTCAGACGTGCGACACAGCCATCAATCATAATCCCTTCATCGTCATCACATTGCAGGCGTGACTTTTTACCGTACGGCACTAAACCTTTAAAACCAGCAGCTATTGGTTGCCAGTCGACTCCACTGCTATCAGCAGCCGCCCAGGCTCCCCAGCGGTCCATTACTTCATACATATCACGCATTTTTTCTCCACTTTTCATGCTAATACGCCGATTGCCAGCGCACGATCTAAAAACCGAAACAGCAGCGTTAACTGGTCGCCGTATTTCGCTTCAAATGCCACGGGATCAGCGTGTAACTCGTCGTGATGCGCTCTGCACAGCGGTATCACAAACAGGTCATGCGCTTTGGTACCCATTCCACCCTGCCCGTGGCCTATCAGGTGGTGGGGGTCGTCTGCCGGGTTATTACAGCAACAGCACTGCTGCGACTTCACCCAGCGGGTGTATTTCTCGTTTTCCCAGCGTCGGCGCTTTGGCCTCAGCATGAAAGATTCCGGCGTTTCAGGATCGACCTTCACCGCCACTATCTTTTTTGCCTTCTCCTGAAAGATTTGCGTAGCCGGTAATGACGGGACAATGTCGCTTTCCCTCATCACTGAACTGTGCTGTTCTGGCTTGATTCTGAGTGCTTTACTCGCCACTGATTCAGGAACAAGGTCAGCCAGATCATTACGTACCATCCACCAGCAGAACTCAGGAAGCGAAAGAGTGTGGTCAGCGCTGAAATCTAAATCAATATTCACCCTTTCCAGAAGCCATTTTACCAGGTTCTGCATGGCAATTCCTGCCAGTCTTTCAGTGGTTTGCTCACGTAAATGGTTATCACACGACCAACAAAGACGAATGCTCCCCGGAGCGTGGCGCATTACCGTAAAGTCAGTGGCATGCCAGTCAGTGTGAGGCCACTGGCATTCAAATTTTCTCTCCAGCCAGGCATCAAGGCTACTCAATCCACCAGCTCGCTGAATAACCCTCTCGTTAACGAAAATGGCCTGCATATTGGCATCATCAGTAAGAGGCTGGTGGGCTTCAGGGATTATTCCGGACGGCAGATGCTGGATGGCTTCGGATGGTGGCTCAATAACTACCCTTCCCTGACGGAATAGCCAGAGCAGTTCGGTACCAGGGCGGAACAGAACCACCCCGGACATCGGCGCAATTTCAGGCGTCAGTATGGCTCTCACCCAATTCCCCCCCATTGTTGGTTGATGCCTGGTTATCGATATTTCTACCCTTCCGCCATGCACTTTCGGCCCCCACTCCACCAGCATTCTCTGCACCTGGCTGTCATCCTCCCAAATGCCAGCATGTGTAAGCGCATCAAACAGAGCCTTGTTGTAGTTGTCGATGTCGCGGCGGCGGGCATCTGGCGGAAAGAGAAGGATCTCCACCGCAGCTGGTGATGATGATGGTTTTGGTAAGCAACGCAGTTGCTCAATGATCGCTGCACATGCCGCGCTCTGGTATGCCCTGCCCTTCTCGCTGATAAGATGGCGGCCTTTTAACGGCCCCTTGTTTGGGGCTCGCCAGTATGTGTTTACGCTCGGTGGGAACGGGAGCACCAGTTTCATAAACTCACCCCCTGTTTTTTCAGCCATTCAACAGCGTTATCACTGGCCTTGTCTCCGCCGGATAGCAGGTCTTTGATGATCGTTACTGGATCTGCATCCCATTCCGTTTTGACGACGGTAATGCCCCTGGCTGCGCCAGGAGCAACAGTGATGTAACCCTTTTTCTTAAGTGACTTCACGTGCGCTACAGCAGCGTTCGGTGATGCGCAGCCAATTAATCCGGCAAGCTCCAGCATCGTAGGTGGGAAGCCAGCCTTTTCGATATGAACCTTGATAGCTTCGAACACTTCATTCTGACGCGGTGTTAATTCAGGTTTCATGCGGCGCGCTCCTGTGGTTTTTTCATGGGAACGGCAACTGCCGGTATAAGCTCAACAGCTGGTGATTCAGATTGATTTCCCCAGTGGTCCCAGCCAGGCGCACCGCAACGGCTGAATAGTTCGATGCGTGGGACGTCACCGTAAAGCTTCTCCAGACGGAAACGCGCCTCTGCCGGCTTCCGGCTGTGCTCACCGAGTGGGCTGTAGATAACCTGCTTGATGCTGGCACACTTGCGTTCCAGTCCATTTCCCCTGGTGGCGATCAACAGGTCTTCGGTATTGGCTCGGGTGTAGTTCCCGCCGTTCATGCGGGTCTGTGCGTTCAGCAGGTCTAAGAAGTCGTAAAAATCCTCTACACGGCCTGCCTGAAGTGCTTTGTTGATGTGCTGCTCTGCCAGTGGATTGAACTTGACCCAGGTAAAGCCCTTCATCGTGCGAACTTTAAAGCCCCACGCTTCAGCTAGCTCGATAGCTTCTCGGGTGTGCGTACCGGTGAACCACATAGCCAGAACTGCATCATCGGCAGCCAGGTCCCAAACCGGCAAGCGCTTCATGTCGATAAGCTTCATCGTGCCGTAATGGTTGGTTGCAGCGCCGTTGCTGATGGTGTTCCCGTATTCCCAGGCTGGGTCGGCATAAATGAGTGAGTATTTCCCGGTCATAGCGTTACACCTCAAACGCAAGTTGTGGCGTAAACCGATCGCGTTCTGCGTCGTAATTCAACGAACTTGCGGAGTTAAATGATTCAATGCGTTCTACCAGCACCGCCGCGCGGGTTTCTTTGCTTGCTGGCGCGTAGGGAGAACCATTCCACACTTTGTCTATACCGATATTGCGAGCTACGTTTGTACTGTCAGCTGACGAGAGCGGAACGTGGGAGAAGATCTCTTTATTCAACATGCGTAGACCGTGAAGCTTCGTAATTGGATAGCCGTTTTTATCGACTACGTGACTTATCAGGTCGCGTAGTTTCGCCCGGCACGCTCTTGGTCGCTTGGCGTCATATTCGCCCATGCTGCCGATACAAACGCGCGGGAACTCATGACATAAACGAATAAAGCGCTCGTCTGGCTCGTTAAAGTGATATACCGGCGCTCCTACGACTTTCCCGTGAGGCCATTCAGCAATAAGAGCGTCATTCTCTTCGCTGGTGCCGCCGATAACGTCTGGAATAACAGCGAACCCGAAACGAGGATGGTTACCCCAGCGCTCAACGAAGCGGTAATACTCGCTCCAGTCAACAACACGATTCTTTGTCCAGAAACTGAATGCGCCGTTATCCAGCGCGAAAGACTGGGTGACTTCGCTGGCCAGGGCTATTTGGCCGGGGTTAGCGAAGGAGATGAAAGCGTGCCTGCCTTTCCATGCCTTCAGCGCGCATGTGTCCGGTGTGATTGGTCCTCCGTGGTAGTGGATCATCAGAAATTCCTCGCTCGGCCAGCCAGACACCATGCATCAGAGGGTGCTTTCACTTTCGGCGCCATGCTCAGGCAACGCTGACGCTCAATCAGTATCTTCATCCGCTGCTCTTCGTTCTTAGAGCGATTGAAGGCATCCATCAGAACCGTGGCTGCACGCTGGTAGAGCCCTTTTTCAAACAGGCCTTGAGCCTTATCCATCATTGTGGTCACAGCCGGATTCCGAGCTTCTTCCTGTTCTGGTACAGCTGGTTTATTAGCCCGGTTGATTTTCAGTGCAGAACGCCCCTCGCCAACCTCCCCACCCGGTGCTTTGGCAAAATACTGGTAGCACTTGCCGTTATGCTGGCGGGTTGCGCGATTCAATTTGACCAGATGGCATACACCGCGCTGAACAGCGTGAACGTCGTATTGAGGCATTGAAGCTGCGATCTGTTTGTTCGTTAAACCAGGGTTATCAGCGATGAATATTTGAATATCTTTCAGAAGGCTCATGAGTTCGCTCCTCTGAAGCCCGCCGGGACTTTGCTGTAGTCGGTATTCTGGAAGCTGGATTTAAAGATTCCATCCTCACGCTCCCACTTCCCGTTAACACGCGCTGGCCTTCCGGCATTCGCCCAGTTGGTAGCGGACTTCAGGTAAGCAGGAAACTTCGTTGGCTGGAAAAGCGTTTGTGGGCGCAGGTAGGCCGCCATTGTTAAATCGTCGCTCCACTTGGCGTTGCAGTAGTCCACCACCAGCGACAGCTCTTCAACGGTGAAGCCCTCCCCGATTCGGGCGCGAATGTTTTGCAGCGAGGTTGTTGAAACCTGATAACGCGAACTGGTCACCTGGTTCAGATGGGTTAAAACCTGTTTAGCCTGATCGGTGATCAACACATCACCGTCTGGTTGCGGCGCAACCGGACAAATAGGGTTTTTAATATCTGTAGTATTCTCTGTTGTATTCTCTGTAAGAACATCAGTGCAATTTGACCTGATGAGAGCGGTTCGTTTTGACCCGATGGAACGTTCCACTTTGACCTCTTCCATCGGTTCATTTTGACCTGATGGAAGAGTGCATTTTGAACTCTTCGATTTGGTCACTTTGACCTCATCTAAAAGCTCACTTTCGTAGTTGATCGTGTAATAGTTCGTCATGTCGCGCTGAGACTTGTTCAACTGCTCAACTTTGAGTACGCCAAGGTTTTTCAGGCGGGTGAATGTGCGCTTCAGGGTGGATTCAGACCAGAACGGGAACTGCTCCAGCCACTGCTCATTGGTGTTGTAAATCCAGCGCACGCCGTCACGCTCCAGTCCGGAGGTGGTTTCTTTCAGCCAGTAATTAACCTGCTGCAACGCAATGGCCTCGTTCAGCCCAATGCTGTACGCAAGGTCAGGGTTAATCACTATCGGGCGGGATGGCATTAACAGGCTCATGGTCGTCCTTTAACTCTGTAAATTTACGCTGGAATTGCTCAAGAGGGCTGAAGCACTCATGATCGTACCCTTCGCGAAGGTATATAACGCGCCGGGTCTCAGGCTCCCATCTGATGACGTGGACGGTGCTGCCTCTTTGGTCTCTGAATCGCCGGTCAACTTCAGCCATTCCTCACGCCCCTTCTCGTTCATCAGTGCAAATGCCTCTACCATCGCGTTCTCAGGCTGGTAGTTGTTCTGATCCGCCTGGTTGTTTAATCTCTCCACATAGCCGAACGGGGAATCTTTTCCCACCAGTGGAAGGCATCTGAATTGCTTCGCTGGTCTCAATCGGTTTAAACTGTTCATGCGTTAGTTTCTCCACTGAATACGACACGCCACGACGCCCGGAGCTGCACACTCGCGGGCGTCACTTCTTTTGGCTTTTCTTACGGCTAAACAGCGCGACAATCGCGCGGATTTCTTCTTCACGCGCTGCCAGATGACGGCGGTGATATTCGTTGATTTCTTCAGCTTCATGACGTTCGATTACTCCATCTTCGAGAGCTCTCTGGATCACGGTATCAACACGTCCACGCGCTGCGGACGTTTTCATGGCACGATCAAACAGGTCGACACGATCAAGGTCTTCAAGTTGGGGAACGTCCACCAGCAAAGCGCCGCAGCGACGGGCAAAATAATCAGCCAGGAGAGACGTATTCGAGATATCTTCCATGGCCTCCAGCTCGTTCACTTCGAAGAACCGGCAACCATTCTTCTCATACAGGTTGTTATTGAACTGAGTTACTGACATGCCAAGAGCACCGGCCATAGCCTCACGGCCCCCTGGGTACGCTTTGCACATCGCTTTAACTACTTCTTTCAGGCTTGGCTCTACCATGTTGATTTTCCTTTTGTAGTTACTTTCAAGCCGCTGAATCTGTAGCCTTTTGATAAAGGCTGGCATCGTACTTAAGCTTGCCTTTTGTAATTCGCTCAATGACGAAAGCTTGCTTTTGAGGGATGACTTCACTCCATCGGCAAACAGCCGGGTGGGAAATCCCAAGAACACTTGCGGTTTTTGATACGCCGCCAAAGTATTCAATGACTTCTGATTTACGCATGGTTCCTCCTGGTTAACATATGCCCCAAAGGTAACAAAAGGTACATAAAATAGCAAACAACAGTTACAAGGATTCTATGTAACATTGGTTACATGAAAACAGAGATGAAAGACCGAATAAGATCCCGTCGAGTCCAGCTCGACATAACACAGCAGAGCCTGGCTAAACGCTTAGGAGTAAGCCGTGTTTCCGTTACAAAATGGGAGAGCGGTACTACTAAACCTGATGGTGAGAACCTCCATCAATTGGCGATGGCGTTGCAGACAACTCCAGAATGGATTCTTTACGGTCGAGGTGAGGCAACAAAGGACGATACAAAAGTTATTCCGTTCCTTAAGCCACCAACGGCAGTCCCTATTATCTCCGCTGTTCAGGCTGGGATGTGGACTGATACTTATGCATGCTCAAGGCTTTCTGATGTGATTTCATGGACGCAAACCACTGCAAACGTTTCTGACGAAGTATTCGGGCTGGTAGTTCGTGGGGAATCTATGACTAACCCACATGGTCTGCCATCCATCCCCGAAGGGTCGATCGTTATTGTTGAACCGCACTATGGCCAACTGGATGACCTTTACGGAAAAATTGTAGTGGCAATACTAGACGGCTCTGCCGAGGCGACCGTTAAAAAACTGGTATGGGATAGCCCTTTTGCATACCTGATGCCACTTAACCCTGCATTTAAACCCATCCCTATAGACGGTAATTGCCGGATTGTTGGGAAAGTGGTTCAGATAACCCAAAACATTTAAGTTACTTATTTCTATTGCCGGATTCCCTTCCGGCATTTTTTTCGCCTACCCACGCGTAACAAAAAGTACACCACCCTCTTGACCACCAAGGTAACTAAAGGTACATTTGAATAACACCACGGGTACTTACAGTTACCTGGTGTGGTAGTGAGTAGTACGGGATATGGCACATGTGCCGCAGCGGTCCGGGGATTCCTTCAAGTATCCAGATCCAGCGGGTAGCCGGAATGTGCAAGCCAGGCAAGTACGACAGCCAGAGACGTTTCACCAGCGTGGCGATCAGGTGTGACACCTCGGAAGAGACGAGGATGCAACGATGAGAGCACTATCTGTGAATAAGCACACCAGGCTAACGCCACGTGATGCCCAACCGATAGCTGTTTAGAAGCATCATTTAGTGCTCTCAACGTTGTGGCATTAGCTCAGATGGATAGAGCAGCGGCCTTCTAAGCCGTCGGTCGCAGGTTCGAAACCTGCATGCCGCGCCAGATAAACACTATTTAGGAGCTCGCATGGCAGCTTATGACATCAAACTTACCAATGGTTGGATTAGCACTATCAATTGCGCGAGCAGCGAAATCGAAGCCATCGAAAGACTGAAAATTGAACGTCAGCGTATGGGTTATGAACATACCGATATGGCTGAAATTAGGTGCATGAAAGAGAGTTATGGCAATGGTGGTTATGGATTGGTTGCTCTCGAAGAGTTTCACCCTATCACGTACCCAGCGTGGTAAACCCGTAGTAGCTGTACCAGATGCTGTGTGTAGTCTTGGCGGTCGGCAGTTTTGAATGTCCTTAATGTCGACCGCCCCTTTTCACAACTGAAAGCGCGTTCAGCGTTCAACTTGAGAGGCCGTAGTCGTTAAATCAACTCAGGAGAACGCGCTTCCAATTGTGGAGAAACTAACTGGCGGTGGCAGCCGCCCGTTTCACTAAGTGCCCTGGTTGGGTGCTTATTAAAACGAATCCCCTTTATTTTTTGTCGCCAATCGGCGAGGGATTCGTGCAACCAAAATTCAGCGCTGTGCAGAGCGCGTATAACACGGAGAAACTATCCATGACGAACACACAGAACGTCACCGAGTTACAACCACGTATGACCCGGGAGCAGCTGATCGACGCAGCGCGTAAGGCCGCCCCTCTCCTTCCGCCAGCTTATCGCGGCATTATGACAGAACTGGCTAACCGCCTGGACTATACCAGCGTCGCGCTTTGTGAAGCTATGGCGCAGCGTAAAGAACTGGCTGTTCAGAACGCCACCTTGCGTGAAGATGTCGCAAGCTGGGCCAAAGAGTGTGACCGCATTGTTGAACGCCACACGAAGACCAGAACCAATATGCATTTACTGGAAGCCCAGCGAGAACTACGTGAGTTGTCTGCCGTCGTCATTTCCCAAAATAGCGAGGTGGCTCTCTGATGGCTAACTCATTCAAGCAAATGACCCGGGACGGGACCATCAAGCGCACCGACACCGGGATGTTCATCAGTCTTGACCAAATCCATGTGCGGGAAGGTTTCAACAAACGCGAAGATGATGAGCGTACCCGCCAGGCAGATGATGACCTCTTCAACTACCTGATGAACGGTGGCTCCGTTCCCCCGCTGGAGGTAATCGCCCGTGATGAAGGTGGAGTGTGGGTTGTTGAAGGCCACCGTCGGCGTCGCTGCTATGCGCGCTGTGCAGAGGCTGGTAAGCCAGTAGACCGCATCCACATCATGCCGTTCAACGGTAACGATGTTCAGCGCCTGGCGCGCATCATGACCAGTAACAACCAGCTCCCGCTATCCGATATGGAACAGGCAGCTGTTATTCAGGAGCTTCATAACGCCTTCAACCAGACCACCAGCGAGATAGCAAAGCTGGTGAATAAGTCTGTGGCCACCGTCGAGAAGCTGCTGCTCCTCAGCACGGCGAACCATGACGTTCAGCAGGAGGTTAAATCCGGTGCTGTGTCAGTCGATGTCGCGGTTGATCGCGTTATGGAGTATGGCGAACAGGCCGGGAAAGTACTCCAACATGATAAAGCTGTAGCGGCTGCCCAGGGTAAATCGAAAGTAACCCGTAGCTCTATCGCGCCGGAGCTGAGCGTAAAGAAAGCCCGCCGTTTCGTTGAGCTGATGGCTCAGGCCACAATCAGTGATGAAGGTGTCTTCACTCTTGAAGGGACTGCCCTGGCCGAGGCGCTGTCGATTATTGACGAACATAAAGCCATTGCTGAAGCACGTGAACTCTATCGCTTGTCACAACCAGTACCGACAACAGAAATTCGCGGACGATCTCTGTATGTGATGCTCGATGGTAAGGAAATTGGTCGGGCCTCACTGTATCGCGGTAAAACCGTTTGGCTGGACATGGATGACAAAACCATTGTCGCCAGCCGGTCAAAGGCTGTGGCCCACTTCGTCAAGCAACACAAATTGCAGCAGGAGCAAAATCATGACAGCCAATAAACCAATGGCCGGCGAACAGCTGGATGAACTTATGACTATTGCTGTCAACATGCAACGAGACAGTGAAAAGGTGAGTGACCGCCCTGTTGCTATGTTCGCTTATGCAGTGCAGGTAGCTGTTCTGGAACTGCGTAAGGTTCGTAATGAAGCTGCGGCGCTAGCTGCGGAGAATGCGGGGCTGAAGAAGTTCATTACTCAAGAATGTCACGTTGCGCACGTTGAGCCAGAGACATTCTACGAAGAGGAAATTACTCGCTACGTTAATGCTGATGGGCACGAGCCAGAAAACCCGGCTACCGACGCTTTCCTGGCTGAAGTGCGGGCGCAGGGTGTGGAGATGTTGCGCGAACATCCGGCGATAAAACTTTGCTCTTTAACTCACGTATGTGATGAGTTCGCCGCCCAGCTTCGCAAAGGAGTGCAGTCATGAGCAAATTAACTTGCAAGGTTGGTTACATTAATCCGCGTTATGTGAGTTTTGCAGATTTTCTTCGACAGGGTCGTGTTGATGTGTTGGCGAAACAACTTGCTGAACGCCTTGAGATTGAAGCTGGCAGTCAGGGTGAGGCCATTGATTTTGTGAAGCAGGTTCTTATCGAAATCGCCGCTGACGACATGGGAATGAAAAATATCGACGAGCCACGGGAAAGCTGGCGTTCACAATTCGACGCAAAAGGAGCCGCCCAATGAGCAACATCGACAAACATGCATTGCGTGAAGCGGCGGTTCGCGCAGGTGGCGTGAAGTGGCAATACATGCGCGCGACGCAACATTCGAAAGCATACATAACGGACGATAAAGGTTCGACAGTCGTCAACTGCACTGATGGTGATGTTCCAGCCAAATGCGCCGGATTTCTCGAGTCCGCCAACCCTGCCGCCGTACTGGCGCTGCTGGATGAGCTGGAAGCGTTGAAGCTCGCCAATGCAGCACAGGATGACCATATTAACCAGCAGCAAGACCGTATCGACCTGTTAGAGAAAGGGAATAACGAGGCCGCCAGGCAAATTAACTCATGGCGTAGGCTGGCTAAGCAGAATATCGCAGAACGCGAGAAGGATGTGTTAGAGCTTAATATAGCGCGTAAGCGAATTGCTGAGCTGGAGGCGCGGGAGAAATCGCTTCGCACTGTGGGGGTAATGAGTCAGAAGGCCTTCCAGCGGCTTGAGGGCAGAGAATCGCGGTTCATAGCTCTGTGGCCTCGCCCTGAAATTTACCTTCCGCGTAAACGCCCTGATGACGGCGTGATTGTTTATGCCCGCGTAGCTGGCGCCGGGAAAGGAGAGGCATCATGAGCACACTTACCAAAGAATGGCTCCAGAAGACAATCGCGGAGCTTGAAGAAGTGCGCGATGCTGTGCCCGGCGTTGTAAACGAAGATGCCGCGATGTCGCTGGCGGCGATGAAGTTAGCGCTGGCATCGCTCGAAGCTGAGCCTGTGGCGTTCAGATCAAAGCTAAAGCCATCATCTGCTATTGGTAGCGAGCACTGGGATTATACGGAACATCGCCAGCCAGATGCTTTCGAACTTGAGAGCTGTGTGATTGAGCGACTCTACACCGCCCCTCCAGCGCCAGTATCTGTTCCCACATTCGATGAATGGCTGGAAATTCGCGGTAATAAACCGCTTGGGTGGGTAAAAGATGCCATGCGTGAATCATATGACGCCTGCCGCTCCCCCATGCTTCAGGGTGCCGAACAAACAAACTACCGCGCTATCGTTGAGCGGATAGCTGAAATAATTCATGGCAAAGTGACTGATATCGATCTGCTTACGGTAACAGTTAAGAGCATGAAGGATAAATTGCAGAAATAAACACCGGGTGCAGCCGGTTAAGTGGAGAGAAACGCATGGGGCAGTTAGTAACACTTCATGAGTGGGCATCTGGTCCTAATGGATTCAAATATCCATTAAGCAACTCAGCATTAAACAGAATAGCAAAGACCAAACAGACTTATCCGCCAGCCTTAAAGCAAGGTCGACGCTGGGTTATAGATGAAGATGCTCGTTTTGTTGGCATGGTTGGCAGTGTTGATATTTCGTCATCATTATCAGACAAGGCCCGCCAGTTAGTGGAGAAAGCAATAAATGGCAGCTCGCCCCAGAAAACATAATGTCAAAATACCCAACCTTTACTGTAAGTTAGATAAGCGTACTTCAAAAATTTATTGGCAATATCGCCACCCTGTAACAGGTTCATTTATTGGATTCGGAACAGATGATGAAGCGGCAAAAGCTGCTGCAATCGAGATGAACCGTATAACCGCAGAACAAGAAACTCAGCAATCTTATGCTCTGATTGATATGGCAATGAAGAGCTCAGGGAAAAAGGATCAAGGTATACGTGTTTCTGAGTGGATTAAAAAATACATCGAAATTCAGATGGAAAGGTTGCGTGATGGTGAGATAAAAAACCCTACTGTAAAATCCAGACGATTATGTTCTCAGATCCTCGCAGACAGAGTTCCAAACCTTCGCTTGAAAGATGTAGATACAAGACTCATTGCAAAAATTATTGATGAGTATAAGGCAGAGGGAAAGCACAGAATGGGCCAACTGATAAGAAGCGTACTAAACGACGTGTTCAAAGAGGCGCAGCATGCTGGCGAGGTTGATCCTGGCTACAACCCAGCCTTGGCTGTAAAAAATCCAATAGCCAAAGTGAAACGAAGCAGACTTAGCATTGAACAATGGAAGCTGATTTTTGAAAGCGCAGGTTCTTTGCCGCCTTGCGCTCAAAATTCTATGCTTTTGGCTTTGGTAACCGGGCAAAGGATAGGTGACATAGTCGAAATGAAGTTTAGTGATATTTGGGATAACCACCTTCATGTTACCCAAAATAAAACCGGAATGAAGTTAGCTATCCCCTTAAATTTAAGGTGCGATGCAATCGGATTGACTCTGGCTGATGTTATCCGTAAGTGTCGCGATAGAGTAGTGAGTCCTTATCTGATACATCACGTTAAGCATCACGCTTACGGTAAAGCGGGATCTCACGTTCCCGAAAAAACAATATCAAGATATTTTAAGGAGGCAAGAGATAAAGCAAATATTGCCTGGCCTAAGGATTGCACTGCCCTCCCGCCGTTTCATGAACAGCGCTCGCTTTCATCAAGAACATACAAAGCTCAGGGTATAGATGTCAAAACTCTTTTAGGGCATAAAACCGAAGCAATGAGCGTAATGTATGGAGATGACCGTGGTCTAGAATGGAAAAAAGTTGTGATTTAAACGGGGAGTTTTGGGGAGTTATTTTGGGGATGTTTTGGGGAAGGAATTTTATTACTTAAATTCATGCACTTACATTTTAGCGAATTGCTCCAGAAACAGTCGTCCACCAGCAACGCATGACCCAACAGCCAGCGCACCCGCTGGCTGTTTTCTTTCAGCCCTCTCCGTCCCGTGCTAATGTAGCAAGCTACGTATTGGCAAATCACAGGTGAAATCGTTATGTCTGATGACGTGATCGGGACGACGACCCATCAGCGGCTAATCAGCTTATTAACCGAGCAGGAGGCGCGCTTTCGCGTGGTGGCGCATGAGGCCGTTGGGAAATGCGAAGCGGTCAGTGAAATTCGCGGGACCGATCTCCGGCAGGGTGCAAAAGCACTGGTCTGCAAGGTAAAAGGCAACGGTGTTAAGAAACATATTCTGGCAATCCTCGCCGCCGATCGGCAGGCCGATCTGAGCCTGCTGGCCAGTCATTTCGGTGGGCTAAAGGCCTCGCTCGCCAGTCCGGCTGAAGTGGATGCGCTTACCGGCTGCGTTTTCGGCGCCATTCCCCCCTTCAGCTTTCATCCGGATCTGACGCTGGTCGCCGATCCGCTGCTGTTTGAGCGCTTCGATGAGATCGCCTTTAACGCCGGCCTGCTGGAAAAGTCGGTGATTATGGACACCCAGGACTATCTGCGTATCGCCCGTCCTGAACTGGTGACGTTCCGTAAACAATAAATACTGCGGCTGGCTAACGGTCAGCCGTTTTCCAGCAGCAGCACGGAAGCAATCAAAATAATCGCGATAATAAAAAACGATGAGGAGATAATCAGCGTTTCGACAAACATAGGATCGTTCAT